GCTTCGTTCGACACGCCGTTCAACAGCATCTCAACGATCTGCTGCTGACGATCATCGATCGCCTTGAACAGCATGCCAACGAAGTTCTGGTCCATGGACTGCGTTTAACCGCAAATCAGGACAAATGGAAGGGGGGCGGCAAGCAGTGTCCTTGGCCTCTAGACGAAACAACCGCGTTTCCGCAGGCCGCCGTCGCCATGTTAACACTTCTTTCCGCGCTTCACCATGCCACCCTTCTTATAGGAATCAGGTCCCATCGACATGCTGCCCATGGTGGACGTGCCCTTGATGGCAGCGCCCTTACCCTTAACCTTCTTCTTCTTCGACGAGCCCTTCAACTGAACCTCCTTCATCATCTGCGAACGGTTCATTGCCATCTCACAACTCCTTCTCCGGGGTTACCACAACAACGCACCGATAACCGAGCACCTGTTCCGCCGGGTGATCGCTCGCATATCGCGCGGCGATCAGCATGCCTGCCCGCGCGCACTCGACGGCGGGAAGCTCCGCCACGTTGACCCAGCCGCAATCTTCTGGCGTGCGGCATGCCATCAGCAAGAGGAAGGCGAGGATCATTTCTTAGCACCCTTCGACTTGGACGTTCCGCCAGACTTGCCGCCCGAGCCGCCGCCGCCACCGCCGCCCATCTCAACCGTGTCGATCTTGGCCCGCTTCAGCGCTTGCGCCTTCTCCTTCTCGACGCGGATCTGGTTGTCGGCAAGCTCTTGCTGCTTCTCCAGATCCATCTTGTGCTCCTCCTGTTTCTGGCGAAGCTCAAGATCCTGCATCTCTTCGGCGTGCTGGTATTCCTGCTCGAATTCGGCCTGTTTGATGCCGAGGTCGAGGTGGGCGTCGGCTTGGGTGTTCATGCGGTCCTGCGTTGCGTCGGCGGCGCGATTGACGCGATCGATGTTAGCGTCGTTGACCCGCTGTTGGATGCCGACGACATGCTCTTGCTGCTGATGCGCAATCTTCTGCTGATGCGCCTCCGCCTGCGTCGCCAGCTTCAGGCGATGTTCGACGGCGCGTAGCTGCGTCATCAGTCGCGCCTTTTCCGCCTCCAACTGGTTCTTCTGCTGCAAGCCCTGGAGCTTCGCTGCCTCCTGCTGCATCGTCATCTGGTGCTGCTGCTGCTGCAACACGATGTCGTTTTGCGCTTCCTGCGCCTTGGTGTTGGCTTCCTGCTGTTTGATGTCGAGTTCGCGCATCTTTAGCTGGAACTCGGGCGACTGCATCAGCGCTTTGTTCTGCTGCGCCTGTTGCGCGATCTGCGCGTTCTTGGCGATCGACTGCGCCGGTCCGGCCGCCATCTCGGCGATCCGGTTCTCCAATTCCGGCGGCAAGGGCTGCCAGCCGTCATCGGCGTTCGGGTTCGCCGGATTATAATGCGGCGGCGGCGGCAACTCCTGGCCGATCGCCGCCTGAATCTCCAACCGGTGTTCGTGCGCCAGATGATCGGCGATATGCGACATCATGGCGGGTCCGACAAGCTGTTGGATCATCGGATTGCCGCCAAGCTGCGGGTTTTGCATCCACGCCTGATGCGACGCCAGATGCGCCTTGTGATCCTGCCACGGATACGCCATCACGGGCTGGCCGTGCATCACCGCGAATTCCTCGGTGATCGGGTCCATCGGCTTCGGACCCTTCGGCGGGACCAACACCTTTTCGATGTCCGGCGTACCGAGGACTTCGTGCATCCGGTACAACGCTTCGTACTGGTTATGCTGCGCCGGGAATTGCTGCGCCAACTGCAACTGCGCCTGGGCGCGCATAATCCGCTGCGTCTCGGAGAAAATGTTCGGGTCCGAGACGGGCAGCACATCAATCGACCGCGCGAAGTCGGAGTTTCTGATCTCCTTGGTCTCGCCTTCGATCTCATATGGATAGACTTCGGGCATGTTGTCCCGGTCGATCCGCTTCAATGCCTTGAGAACTTCGCCCTGCGCGCGGTGCAGCCGCTTGTGCACCGCCGTCATGACCCGGACGCCCTGCTCCAGCAAGGCGAGCGTGGTGCCGACCGGGTTCTCCTGATTGCTGTCGCCGACATTGATGTCGGTGATCGACGCCAGACGCCGCCCGTCTTCGACAACAGCGCCGAGCAACTGGAACAGCGTCGCGGACGGCTCCTTGGTCGGCAGCGGGATGATATTCTTGCGAATATCGTCTCCCGCGCCGTCCAAGTCGCGCCACTCGCCGAACCTAATCGGATCGTCACCGCCCTGCAAGCGCGCGCCACGCGACTTGAAACCGCCGGGAAGCGTCGAATACATGCCGCTATCGACCAGGATACGGAGCGCTGCGGTGGCGCTCTTGGTCAGATTGCCGAGAAGATGGATTAGGCCAAAGCCATAGAAACCGAGCCCCGGCAGGAATTTCCAATGCTGGAACCAGTTGATCCGCTTCTTCGCCGGGTCGGTCTCTTCCCAATTACGCCGGACGGACAGGATCTCCTTGGTGTCCTTGTCCATGACCACGATGTACGGAAGCTCGATATCGTCTTCGTCGGCCTCCTTATCGTGGCCCTCCAGGTCAAGCGTGCAATGGCACTCATAGAGCGTGTATTTGCGCGTCGCCTCCGCCTCCACGCGGTCACGCCCCTCCATCTCATCCACCTGGGGCTTGACAATCCGATCATCTTCCAATGCCGGATCGATCAACTTCACGTCACGGAAAATCTTCCGCTTCATCAGCTTCTTCAGATCGTTCTGGTAGAGCCGCACGACCTGCGTAACGCGTGACGCCGAATAGATATCGGTCGCTTCGTAATCGACGATAAAGTCATCAACGCTGATGGCGCGCATCACCGGCCGCGCCAGCAGCGGGTCGAAGTAGACCTTGGTAAATGCCGAGCCCGACAACGGCACCCACATCAGAAGCTGGTCGAGTTCCGGGAAATATTCGACCATCTCTTCCGTGACCTGAAAGTTCAGGTATTCCCGAACCCGCTGCGCCTGTTGGATGCGTTCGTGCGTCTGCCGCCCGAGAATGCGCGTCTTGACCGGCCCCTCGGACGGAAAGAGTTCGCCGATCGCCCGCGCCTGGAATTGCGTCACCGCCTCCATCAGGAGCGGATGGCTGGCTCCGCAGGCACCGGGGAACGGTTCCTGCACTTCCTCCAACTTGACGCCAAGCAGCTTCAGGCCCTTTTCAATGCCCTGTCGCCATTCGTCGCTGCTGTCGTAATCGTCCTTGATCAACCCAAACAGATCGTGACCGATCTTCTCCAGGAGATCATCCGGAAGCTCGTCGGCAATATTGTCGTCAAAGCGATTCTTGTCCTGGCCGATCTCGTCGCCGTCATCCTCGTCGGCGTCGGGATTCAGCCGGGCATCGTGGCTGCGATCATCATCCCCGTCATCATCAGGGTCGATAACCTCCACATCAGGATCGCTATACGGATCATCGCCATGCGTGACGCTGCGGCGAAGGAGCGGGAAGATGTCAGCGGCCATTTCAGTTGTACGTCACCGGGAAGATGTCGATCTTCGTCAGATCCAAGGTGCCCCACTTGTTCCCCTTTTCATCGGGTACGTCGAGCATGATGACGGCGGCGCAAGGCTCACCGGTCTCGTCGTCGCGGACGATATTCGTCACGGTACCGGTCTCATCGCCATCGACGATGCGATGCCCAACGCGGAGCGCTGTCCCCGGCTGCCCACCACTACCAATAGCCCTTGCGGTCCGATCGGCTGTATTCTTCCGGTTCCGGGTCGCTTTTTGCGGTGAGAAAGTAGCCATTCTTCAGGCGCTCCAAGGCAAGCAGCATGGCGTCCACCAAGTCGTCGTGCCTGCCATACGGGAACTTGGCGCACTGGTTCATCAACTCGCCTGCGTAAAACTTGCCCTTCGGCACATAGACCCGGCGGCTCTCAAAGAGCGGCAGACAGGCGTGGGCGCGCGTCGTCTTGTCGCGATCGGTCTTCACCGCGACGACCGGAATGCCGGCACGGCGAAGATCCGGGATCAATGCGTGGCCGGATGCCGCCGCCTCTACGATGCACACGTCCGGCTGCCACTCGCGGTATTGTTCCTGCGCCATTGCGCGGAGCTTCGGATACTCGACGCGCTCGCACACCTGACCCAACAGCAACGCGCACGGTGTGCCTCCCTTATCGCGGAAAACGCCCCACGTCTGTATCGCGGTATAGTCCGCCGTCTTCTTCTCGCTGTACGCGGTGTCGTAGCTTTGGACGATGTATTCGACTTCGGGACTGCCGTATTTGGCGCTGTCCCACTCCATCCAGTAGACGCGCTTGAAGATGTCGCCGTCGTCGGCGCTGGGCGCTTGCTGGTAAAGCGCCGACCAATCGCGTGGCCCGATTGACTGGCGGATGCTCTCCAGTTCAGGGACCGGGAACTTCTCCGGCCACAGCGCATCGCCCATGGCGCGGTGCAGCGGGTCGGTGTCCGGGTCGATGCAGAGCGCCGGGATATTGACGACTTCCCAGCCCTGGTGCGCGTGTTCCCTTAAGACATAGCCGATAATGTCGTCTTCATGCCAGCGCGTGCCGATCAACACGATTGCGCCGCGTTCGTTGGCCTTGAGATCGCGCTCTAGCCGGGTCAGCGCGACCTTGTTGTACCACTCGGCCAGCGACTTACGCTGAAGCTCGCTGTCGGCCGCTTCGGCGTCCTTCACGAGATCGTCGGCTAGGAAGATATGCGCGCCGCGACCAGTAACCGGACCGCCGCTGCCGACCGCATAATAGATGCCGCCCTGCACCGTTTCGAAACGTTCGGCGGCCGTGCTGGTCGATTTCAGCCGGACATTCGGGAACACCTGCTGATAGGCAGGTTCCTGCATCTGGTCTCTGACCTTTCGGCCAAAGTCAAGCGCCAGATCCTTCGAATAGGTTGCATGGATGATGTAGTGGTTCGGATGCCGTCCGAGATACCACGCCGGAAACGTTTGGCTCGTGAGGAAGCTCTTGCCATGGCGCGGCGGCATACTGATGGCAAGGCGCTTGATGTCGCCGCGCTCCACCGCTTCCAACTTTTCGATCAGGAGCTTGATATGCGGCGGGCAGAGAAAATCGTCCCACTGAAAGCGCGAATACGCCAAAAGACTAGAAGATGCCTGTTCCGCGAGACAGGCGCGCTCATACACTTGGGGGAAAATCTGCGCGATATGCAGCAGCGTCTGCGCGTCGAGCGCAGATATATCCAGCATCTACAGTGCGTTGTTAGGATCTTTTGAATGACGCAAGCTTGTTACAATCGCGCAACGCCATGGTTACACGATTTTTGTTCCGTTTTTCGGTTCGCGACGTATCATCTTGGGACACGGCGCGTTACACGACGGACATAAAACAACGTAACGCCCGTTTACAAACCGCCGCACGGGTGTGCGCAGAGTCGAGTCATGTAACAGCGATGCGCAGAATGTAACCGACCGACCTACCGACCGACCATAGCCGGCCGGCGGAACGGGCAGCGTAACAACGCTATACCATTTTCCCCGGTCCCCCAACAACTTCCGCGATGAAGAGGACGCGCCTGCCGGATTTCGGCTTGCGTGATCGGGATGGTGTGTCCTCATTGCTAAGGGAGACAACATGGCGGACAACAACGACGATCAAAGCGACGGCGTTTGCCCGGAGTGCGGCGAGAAGCACCCACAAGAAAGCGTGCGCGACTTCGAGAAGAAATACGACGACACGGTTCGGCGCATGACGCTCGGGTTCCAAGCGCTCGTCGCCAAAGCGATGACCGAACTCGACTCCGAGGACGGCGGGAGAGCGCAAGCCTTTCTACTGCACGAAGCACTCCGGGCCACGGTTTTTTTTGTCAGCACCAACGCGTGGTTCGTCACCAACAAGAATACCAGCCATGCCCTCGATATCGTCGGCAGCGCAATCTCTCGCGGCTGCCACTACTTCGACGAATTCGTACGTAACGACGGCACGTCGCCAAGCCATATAGGCGACATGGAAATCGACACGGAACGTGCTAAAACGGCATCTGCTGACGAGCTAACCGAAGGGTTCGTCGCGCAAGCGCAAGCGCGCCGCAACACCCAGCACTAACACCGTTTGCGTTTAACCGCATTATTCCGGGGTCGTCTAGCTGGTAGGACACGGGATTTTGGCTCCCGCAACGAAGGTTCGAATCCTTCTCCCGGACCCAACACCACCTTCGACATACGCCGCAGCAAAACAAAGGATGCAAAATGGCAGATACGCAACTGGTCAAGGAGCCATCGCTCGCCGCGCAACTTCTGGCAGAGCTTAATCGGGAGCGCGAGGCCGAGGAGAACACCGCAAACCGCACCGGCAAGAAAAAGCGCTTCGCCAACATCGAAGCGGAAGTGAAGTGGGACCCGACCGCACGGTTCATCACGCTTCCCGGTGATCCGGTCAAGATGACCTATCCCGAAGCAAAGACGTGGCTGGAACGCCTGGAGGCTGCCGAGCAAGAGGAAATCGCGGTCCATGAGATCGTCGATGCCTTTCCCTTCGACGGTGCCATCGCGTTCATGCAAGCGATGAAGGAGACCTATGGCTGGGCCACGCCGCAGCCGCCACGCAGCTTCTTCGAAAACCCGCCGACGCTGCTTTCGGTCGATGTCAGCCCGACCGAGAAGGTCAGCATCATTTGGGGACGCTTCGCTCTTCCGGGGATCAAGGGCACGTTGATGTGCGGCGTCCATTCGGACGGCAAGCGGCTACGCTTCGCGATCCAGGGCTCAACGCTCAAAAAGCACTCGAAGGCGGTCGCAGAACTCGCCGAACTCACTCGACAGATCGTTCGTCAGCGGTCG